TATTAATACTGCAATGGGCTACACAGGCAAATGGATGCCAGTTAAAATAGAACAAGAAAAGAAAGAGTAATATGTCCCAAGAACACTTTGAACGTATTGCCGTTATTGAAACTAAAGTTGAAGCTCTCGAAGATAGTCATACGGAGCTTCTTAAACTAATGCATGAGATAAAAGACGAAATGACTCGTTACAAAGGGTTCTTAGGAGGAGTTGCTTTCCTCGCTTCAGGAGCCGTTATCTGCTTAACTTTATTCAAAGACTGGCTAATAAAACATTTTTAAAAGGTTTTAATATGATTAAAAAAGGAAAAGAAACCTTTAGTGGTTTTAATAAACCTAAGAAAACACCTAATCATCCTACTAAATCCCATGCTGTATTAGCTAAATCAGGTACAACTGAAAAGTTAATTCGCTTTGGAGCACAAGGAGTACAAGGTTCTCCTGATGGTTCTGCTCGTAATAAAGCTTGGAAGGCTCGTCATCAAAAGAATATTGATAAAGGTCCTCTGAGTGCAGCCTATTGGGCTAATAAAGTAAAGTGGTAGTATAACTCTTAGATAAGGGATTGATTATGGATCAATTCGGTTTTCTAGAGGGCGCAAAATCTGTAACAAAAAGTATAGAAGCTAGTCGTGAAAGTGCTAAATCAATAACAAAGAGTATTGAGAACATACAACAAGATGGTGTTGATGTAGCTCAATTTAAAGCTAAAGAGCGAAGAAGAGAACAGCGTGAAGCTGAATTTAAAAAGCAACAAGCAATCTTTAAAGCGTTAGATGAGTATAAACGTAGAAAGCAAATGTCAGATCAAGAAGTTGAACTGAAGAAACAATTTGTAAAACAATACGGCACTAAAGAATGGGATTCTTTACTTAAAATAAAAAATGAATTAGAAGTATTAGAAAAGCAAAACATAAAAGAATTTCAGTATGATCTTAAAGCAGTAAGACGAGTTCAATTCTGGTGTTTCTTTGTAGCTGCATTTATAGCGTGGTATTTAACTTGGGGTATTAAATAATGTTAACATTGATTTCAACAGCACTATCTTTCTTAATGGGTGGTTTACCTAAACTAATGGACTTTTTCCAAGACAAGTCTGATAAGTCTCACGAGATGGAAATGGCTCGGATGCAGACTGAGCGTGAGCTACAAATGTTAGAGCGGGGATATGCTGCTCAAGCTAGAGTAGAAGAAATTAGAACAGAGCAAATCCAGATGGAGACACAAGCTCAAGAACGTTCTGCTATGTATGCTCATGATATTGCTATCGGTCAAGGAGCTTCTCAATGGGTTATTAACCTTAGAGCTTCAGTAAGACCAGCTGTAACTTATTTGTTTGTATTCCTATTGATCGTAGTAGATGTAGCCTCTATTGCATGGGCTTGGTCTTCAGGTGCTTCATTCGTTGAAGCTATCCCTATGGTATTTGATTCAGATGAAATGCAGATCTTAGCTTCTATTATTGCTTTTTGGTTTGGTACACAGGCATTTGCTAAGAAATGAAAGTAAGTGATAAAGCCCTAAAGGTTATACGACATCATGAGGGTGTTCGTACTAAACCCTATCAATGTCCTGCTCTATTGTGGACTGTAGGAGTAGGTCATGTCATTGATCCCACTCATGCTAAAGTACCATTAGCTGAACGTAAGGCTTTACCTATCCCTGATGGGTGGAATCGTACATTAACAACGGATGAAGTCGATGATATTCTTAAACGAGATCTGGCTAACTTTGAACGAGGTGTCGAGCGATACTGTCCTGTTACTCTTACACAAGGGCAGTTCGATGCTCTTGTTAGCTTTAGCTTCAATGTGGGTCTTGGAACACTACAGCGCTCAACCCTCCGTCAGAAGGTTCTTCGTGGAGACATGGAAGGCGCTGCAGACGAGTTTCTCAAGTACACGATAGGTGGCGGTAAGGTTCTAAAGGGATTAGTTACTCGTCGCAATGACGAAAGAGCCATGTTTGTATCTTAAATGATACACTACCCGCAATATTGTACACAATGAGATACATTTTACACAATAACGGATTGTAAGATAAAGTGCAGAATAAGCGTTAAAAATGACAATTTTGTGCGAAATGTGTAAGAAAAGTAACATTTGTGTGTGAAGTGTAACAAAATGTGCATTAAAAATCACATTTCCCTATCGGTAAAGTTTCTCTGTTTTTGCACAAATACTAAGCATAATAACCCGTTCGGGACATAAAAAGACAGCCCAATTAAGGGCTGCCATCAAGCACTACAACACACAAGGAATTAGATAGAGCATCCACCAGCGGTGCAACTTAGCATCTGAGCGCCTTCGACATTATCGTCATACTCTTTGAAGTTCTCCCAATCTACTGTATCAGGAACTAACGACTTTAACTTGTTATAAGTTTCTTCGTCTGTCTCCTCATAAGGTGCTTGCTTGTAAGTGCCACCATCCATCGGTAGGAACGACACACCAGTAACTTCATCGAAGTGCTTAAATGTCCATGCTCCGACATCCATCCATTCGTTCTCCAAGACAGAGATAGTTACAGACGGCTTATGCTCACAGTAGTGACGCTGAAAGATTAACCACAAGAGGGCAGGACACTGATACGGCTTAGTACGGACACCCTCGTGGTGACGGATTACTTCAAGGGCTTTAGCACTTACTTTCATTTCTTAGAGAAAGCCTGTGTACCGAACCAGAAAGCAATAATTGAGGCTAGAATCTGCATTTCATCGGCATCAAATACCATTGGGATAGCTTCAGCAAAGGCAGCACCAGAAGACCAAGCCCACCAAATAGAAGCAATGTCAACCACTATCAACAACAACACGAATAAATAGGTTACAACAGCAACAACTTGCTCGTAACTTCTTTCCTGTCGCTGGATACCCACGAGTCAGTCCTGAACTAAGTAATAACTTTGACCGTGTATTAGGCAATCTTGATGGTGCTATTGCCTCTAAGAACATTGCTGCACAGCGACAAGCGGAAGGTCAGTTTAAGCAGTTGCAATTACAAAGTCTTGCTGAGAATGGTTTTTATCCACTTCGTGTTAATCCTATCATTGAGAACATTGACAATGTCTTGACTAAGCCCGGCACAAGGGCTTCAGATGTTGTAGTTAATGTCTTTGGTTCGTTAAAAGAAAAGTTACAGAATTTGTCTAATCCGAACACAGGTGTTATTGACTCAAACGATTTGTATACTATTCGTAAAGAAATAGGTAATGACATCAAGAAGTTCTCACAGGAAAGTCAGAACTGGGATGCTCGTCTTACTAGCGGATTAGAAAAGAATGTCAAGAGTTATATTGACAATGCTATTGAGAAAGCAGGTAACAGCGGTGATTGGAAACGTTATTTAGATACATTTCAACAGCAGTCCAATAAGATTAATCAAATGCAGATTGCACAAGCACTTGAGAAACAGATTGGCACACCACTAGGCAATGCTGAACGAGTTGCTGGTTTTGCAGCAGCGGTAGAAAATGCACCTAATCTGATTAAGCGTTCTACTGGTCAGGCTCGTTTCCAGAAGTTAGACGAGATTATGACTAAAAAGCAGATGGCTGATATTGACAGTCTGATGAAAGATGTAAGCCGTGAAGCTCGTGGCGACACATTAGCAAGTCTGTCTACTGCTGAAGGACAAGCCTTGTTAGAGTTGCCAAACCTGTTAAACCGCTATGCTTTAATAACAAATACTGTATTAAAGTTAATCAAGAAAGATGCTACGCAGGACATCAACAGATTAGCGGCTGATATGGCGCTTAATCCTAAACTGTTGGCTTCGTTCATTGAAGGTGTGCCACCAAGCAAAGCACAGTCAGTTGTTAAGGCACTGTACTCTAAACTAACACCAGAGAATCAAGAAGCGTTAAATAGAGCATTAGTAATCAGGGCTGTTGTTCCTCAGATTACAGAAGGACAAGAATAATGTCCCCTATACACACTATACACACAATGAAGAATTATGGCAGACCAATACGGAATAAACGAAGGAGTCAAGACCTTAACGGGTAGCTTAGATGTTGCCCGTGAGAGTGCTAAATCATTAACCAAAAGCATTGAAAACGTCCAGAAGGACGGTGCAGAAGTAGCACAACAGAAAGCTGCTGAGAGGCGTAAAGCACAACAGTTTGTCCCTGACACTACCGTTGTGAAGGCTCTTAAAGAATACGAATTAGTCCAAGAAGTAAAGAAGATGGAACTTCGTATGAAAGCAGAAGTAGTGAACAAATATGGTCCCAAAGCATGGGACGATGTTCTGGTCATTAAACAAAGAATAATCAAACAAGAAGCACAAAACAAAAAGATGTTTGACAGCGACATGAAAGCAGTTCGTCGAGTGCAGATGTATTGCTTCTTAGTTGCTGCAGTAGTTTCTTATCTTATCGTCTGGGGAGACAAGTAATGCTAACACTAATTTCAACCGCCTTATCATTCCTAATGGGTGGTTTACCTAAACTGATGGACTTCTTTCAGGACAAGTCTGATAAGTCGCATGAGCTAGAACTGGCTCGTATGCAGACTGAAAGAGAACTACAGATGATGGAGCGTGGCTTTATTGCTCAGGCTCGTATAGAGGAGATTAGGACAGAGCAAGTACAGATGGAGACACAGGCTCAGGAACGCTCTGCAATGTACGCACACGACATCGCTATAGGTCAGGGTGCTGCTCAGTGGGTAATCAACCTC